CTAAGAGATTAATTCTAGTTTGAGATATGCTGCATCTAAATCATCCTGCGCCACACCTAAGTATCTTCTTGTGGTTTCGTAATTACTATGATTATAAATGTCCATAATGACTACTGGCGAGACTTCACCACTTGTCCAGGCATGGTAGCCAAAGGTTTTTCTGAGGCTATGGCAGGATATTTTGCCCATTAACCCAATTGCCTCCACTGCGGCATGGATAATTCGCCATGCCTGTACCCGGCTGATAGCTTGAGGTTCTTTACGATTGTTCGCAAAGATAAACTCACCTTTTCTGTGTAAATAACATTGACTTAATGCCCCAATCACCTGTTTATTTAAGGCAATCAGCTTGGTTTTGCCGGTCTTTTGTTCAGTCAAGGTAACATGGGCACAGAAGCTCTGATGTTCTTCGTCATACACATCCGTCCATTTTAGTTTCAGGAGATCACTAATTCTTAATGCCGTATAGACCCCCATAATAATCAGTGTATAATTGCGGATTTGCCCCTTTTCTAAGTAATACTCTGCTAGTTCCTTTAACTGTTTCTTGTCTCTAATTGGTTCTGTTGCTGCCATAATATAATAAAAGCCCCCTTGTCTCTATGATAGATTTAAGTATAACCTATTAGAAACAAGCGGACACTGTAACAATTTATCAAGTCTGTTACATCTTGGTAAAATTTTATGCCGTAACTATCAAGAAAAGATTATCTACTACTCATTTTTTTATCTATAAATATCGCTCTAACCCCTTGTTTTTCCCTAGGTTTAATGCTAGAATAAGTATCAATATTGATTTTATGTTACATCTTGGGGAAACAACTACTATCATAATATAATCCAGAACTTACCAAATGAAGTTTTGTGCCTTACGGTATTTATTTGTGATTTTAGGTTTGTATTTTTCCAAAATTTAGGCACGTTAAAACAGAAAAGGAAGGTGAAAGAGATGTGGGGATTACTGAAATGGCCACTCTTTGTTGTATTTATTTGCTTAGTTATAGCATGCTGGGCATCATACCAAAGTAATAAACCACATTGGGAGTATGAAGAGTATCGCAAGCGAAAACGTGAAGAAGAGGAAAAGGCACGGCAGGCCAGGTTCGTACAGGTGCCGACTGGAGCCGCACCTGAACAAATCAGAGCATTATATCGTGATGGGAATGAGCCGGGGACCTGCTGGATTTGTGGGGAATCAAATGGTGAATACATTGGCTCTATCGGATCACGATGTCCTTGCCACACTTGCAAGCGGAAATATAATGAAGTGTTAGAGCGCGGAGGCCCGATGCCGGAGGGTTTTACTATTTACGATTTTACTATGCGCTTGTGGGGCAAACTCATGATTATCTCGGCTCGTTGCAATGAAGGACTAATCGACGAGGAAGAAGCTCGCAGGCAAACAGCTCAAGTTATCGCAGAAGAAAAAATCCAATTAGCGATTGAAGAAAACGAACGTAGAAGAAACTTAGAGAAATACCAAAAGCACCAACAATCATTAGATAATGCAGAAGATACAATGCGAAATTTAATGTCCTGAATATTGCTAAACGTTTTGTAAGCAAAGTCCCCTTCCGCTGCCTTTATCTTCAACCAAAACTTACATAACTATTAACCAATTTCACTAGAAAGGAGGTAACTTATATGTACAAAGTTACCAAGAAGTTCCTATCCCTCCTGCTCGCCCTGATCCTGTGTCTATCAACCTCACAATTGACACAGGCAGCAGAGCCACCAATTCCAGAGACACCCGGTACTACAGATATCGGTCAACCCGCTCCGCCCATTAATGATGGTGAGCCGCATGGGCTGATTCTGTTAACGCAGACTAAGCATCTGACCGATGTTAATGCCGACGTTGTTTTACAAGTATATACTATTGACCCAGCCACCGGAGCGCAAACACTTTGGTCTCAGTTTGCCAAACCGAGTCCCGATATTAGCTTTAACTACTTACTGGCTGGCAACATCAAAGGTCAACTCAATGCTAATTGTACAGTTTTTGCCGCTAACAAACCTAAGGCAGCTGTTGGCGAATATGGACAAGACGTCAACCATGGGGGTTGGATTGATCAAAGTGGTCAGTTTTTTGATGTATCAAATGCACTTGGACTAGATTATACCTTTGCTCTAGGATTTGGAGAAACTGATGATAAATTCTACTTTGATGTCTTTGAAAAACTTGGCATGCGTGGAAAATATGCTATTATACAAAGTGTCCTATGTCGGGGAACTATCGAAGGTATCAAGAAGGGAGAATACGAAAGAGTCCATGTTTATAGTAACCCCGAGATCGTTGAGCCGAATCGTTACTATTTATATCACAGAGACTTATTTGACGGGCTTAAATTAGTCTATAGCGAAGCAAATGTCAGCTGGGAATTACCAGCTACTGATTATGCTGAGCCGGGAAAGAACATTGTTATTGCTGACTACCATCCACATCCGGATTCTCCGTATTTCCCGATCAAAAACGATACCAGCATTTTATTCGATAGTGTCAGTGGCACCCTAATCCACTACCTCCCCGACAGTTATAATACCGACAACAAATCCGAATGGGGCGGGGTTTTGAGTCCTGACGGCACTACAGTGGCTTACCTTACTGTACCGGGAACTTCCGGCCAAGTTAGCTTAGAATACACTGATATTAGTGGATTCTTCGCTAGTGGCTTTAATCCCGCTAGTCGCGGTGTGCCGACCAAAATGGAGCTCGCCGACGGGCCGGTTAAACAAGCTACTTGGAATGTCTATGACTATGTGACCGATAATCCTTCCTGCATTCTACTAGAGTGGAGAGAGTAAACGGGAAAGTTCATACAGAGTTTAGAACGGACAAACCAAAAAACTGAATATCGTAGCTAATTAGCTAAACGTATCCTCATCAGACTGGGCACTCTTAACTGAGTGTCCAGTCTCACTCTACCCATATTATTAGCAAGAAAACGAAGATATCTTAGTGCACGTTAGCTATAACCACAAGCAGAATAAGAATGCGCAGCGGCATCTAACAGATAAGAAAAACAAAAGATAACAAAGAAAATCGAAACAATATAATTAAGTAAATCAAATAAAAACAGCAACCGAAATTATATAAAACTCAAAAAGAAGAAATCCAATAACTAAAAATAGCAAAAAATAATAGAAGATACTAGAAAATAACAAAAAGAAAGCCATAACTTCTATCACCAAGCCCAAATACTTTACTCCTAATTCCAAACAAAATCAACCCTTAGTCTCATCCATAATTACAAAAAACTCGTTATTTATGCTGAGTGGCCGAGAAAATCGACCGCCCAGCATAATAGCTTATACACCTAAATCCCCAGATGCCTGCTTGCTATTTTAACACACCGTCTTCTACAATTACTCCAACCCAGATAAACCGGAACTAAAATTAGCAAGATTTCATTGTTGAGCGCCTACCTTCGTCCGTAGCGGTAACGTTCCTCTTGATACTAGCGCTTTGAGTGCTCTCGGTCTTGCTGGCTTCGGTTGGTCTAATACAGCATTTAGCTATACATCATCAATCAATGCTAGAGCAGGCTACCTATATTTCAATGTCAAAGAAACACGACCGAATGATTATTACTATCATTACCGCGGTTTCCCCGTCCGCTGTTTGGTATACTAATTATGTGTGATAAAATTGAACAGTAAGCACAACCGCTTATGGGATCCAGAGGGGCTATTTTGAGGTTAAGGCTCCAGCACCCCGAGGCTCTCTTGTTAATAAAGATCGTGAAGTTACCCTCTAAGATCATTTAGAAGAGAGTCACTGAGGGCTAGATGGATATTAATCGATATCAAGGTTTTGATTGATGAAAATTAACTTCTTTACCCAACGACCAGTCTGAAATATAATTGCTATTTCCAGGTTGCCTTTGACGACTTCGTCCGTAGCGGGAACGTCAACTTGAACAACGGTTCTGTACGCAGCTCCGGTCTTGATGCTCGCGGTTGGTCTCGTAGTGGTGTAGGCTATGCTTCGGCTACTTCAGCTACAGCTTACAACCTCAACGCAAATGCCTCCGGTGTCAACCCGTCAAACGGCCCGAACAATCGTTACAACGGTTTCCCCGTCCGCTTATTTGTCGCGGTGCGGTGCCGATCTTTTATTAGGTAGAATTGCCACCGCAACGCGGTGGCAATTAGATACTGAGTTGCTTTATTCATAAATCACTTTAATCTGTATTCTCAAGAAATCAAAGAAAAAGGTACAGCAGTTTGGGATTTTATCTCTAACTCCGTGCTGATAAATCATGACGGAATCGTTTTCCAGCTTGAGCGCGCTATTATCCAAAGGAAGAGCCTGTGAGATATTATTGGGTTCAAGTGCTGCCGAACCATAGACATACTCTATTTTAAATGATCGGTCAGCATTTGCCTTTAACCAGATAGTATCCATATACTTGGCCGGGTACAGCTCATCGATCAAAAATAGACTCACAATGTGCTGCAACTTATCTGACACGGTTGGAATATAACAGGCTACAATAGTGTCTACGTCCATTGCTGGCACTCCTAGCCCACTGCTATGTATTCCTAGTCTCAGGGTGTAGGTTTGACCATTATCTACGGTATAGACCTTTTTATAGTACTCTTGGTCGACAAACGTAGGAGTTTTGTCAGCAGCATCAGGACATAGCTTGAGAGTGAGCGGAATGTTCTGTTCTGCTACCTCAATGGCAGGTTGATCATGCAGCCCTGGAAAATAAACTATCTTTCCAGCTTTTTTGTGCCTATTGCTTGTTTTACTGCTAGTTGCTCTGTTTCTGTTGTTTCTTTTTGGTTCCATGTTCGATACCTCCATATATTCTAATTTGAAGCTGCCCTGTTTACGAGGTGGCAGATGGAATGTTGATGTGCCACCCCATAAACTTAGCTCCTAATATACATAGGACACTTCTGTGCCAGTTGAGTATTTTTTTATCTATAATCTTTTAGAAGTTCTTTCAACTTTTCTATGATACTCCGCTTTTTGTTATTGACGGTTTTTTGGCTACAACCAAGTATTTTACTAATTACCGCTTCTGTATTGCCTTCGTAAAAATACAGCCAAATGATGTCCTTTTCCTCTTCATCTAACGAATTGACAGCAGTATTTAAGGCCTGGTGTAATTCTTTATGTATCACATATTCTTCGATAGAAAAAGAACTGGCTGGCAATAAACCGACTTCTTGAAGCGATTCCACCGAAAGCGGTTTACCGCTTGGTTTGTGAGGGCATGTGCTACAATCACCTTTACAACGGTTGCCTTTACCATCCCGACAGATTTTCTCTCTGCTCTGGCGCTTAGCTTCTTTCCACTCAGGACGCATATACTCATAATATACTGCTTCTGATATAATCTGTCTCCCATCTCGATCATCTTTGCTATTCTGAACAAAGTATTGGTTATTTTCTTTATATAAGTACATAAAATGACTCCCTCCATGCGATCCGCAGGAGTCAGTTTGTCTTATATGGCGATCCGTAGAGATTAAATCCAGCAGGGGAATGCCAAAATCGGCATTCCCTCTACTATGCACTTATCCTGCGGATCATTTAAACTTTAGATTTATGTGTTCTTTTGACCAAGCTTGTCAGATTTATTAGTACATATATTAGCGCGCTTCAAATTGGTTAAATACCAGTCTGCTAAGTCACCTCCCTATTATTTTCTACAGCAGAGCCCTTGCTTGATATTACATTAAAACACCTTTCAAGTATTTTCAATCCGTATGGAAAGCTACGGAAAGTTACGGAATTTAGCGGAAAGCTATGGAAAAAAGTTTTCTTTATACCTTTGTAAAACATATTTCAAAGAAGTTGCAATTGACTTTAGTAAGTAAAAGGTGATGCATATTGACAAAATCAAACATGTGTGCTACAATGGTTAACATAAACTAGTTTGTTTATGCTCTTTAGCATTTTCGTGTCCACTATTTTCCTCTTGATGATTGTGTGACTCGCTTGTCCTCTTTCTGGAGAACCGGCGAAAGCACAATTATCATGAATTTAGTAAAATAAGGGGGAAATAGAATGAGAATGATGAGTCACAGGATTACTTTAGACAGTTCGGACGGATATATCATTGCCAATGCAGAAGTCGGTTGGGAAGCAATGCCGTCCCCGGCAAACTTTGAAGCACCTGCTATTCGAGTGAGCAATGAGCCTCTTGATGGTAAGATTGTGGGAAATATCGATGATTGTATTAGTAAGGAAAGCCTTGGCGGAATCGATGATCTCGATTTTAAGATTCATTATATTGATGCATTACATGGTGAACTGGATGGTTGGAAACTGATTGGTGTGCGCATTAACATGGATGATATTACATTACTTTTTACATGCGAATCTACCTATAGAATCGAGTTTCTTCACATTAATTCAGCCCCTTGGTTGCATCTTAGAATTGAGGCTCCGACTTATGATGGAAGCATTGACGCATACCTTGTAGAGATGTCAACGGACGTTGCATCCACTACTGGCGAGCAAATTCGTTTCCTAAAAGTGACCGAATATGAACCCAAAGGCAGACGTGAGATCATATTTGAACATGGAAATTTATTCCACACGGAATGCTCAGATAGTGACTACAGATATGCTTACGTAATAGAATATCGTTAGGTATGGATGCAAATTGAAAAATTAGGCTGCAGATGTTCTGTGGCCTATTTTTTAATCATAAAAAATATGTTATAATTCTAAATATTATGACGTGAGGGGGATGCTGATATTGAATGAAGACGTTAAAGCAAAGTATCTTTGCTCAGCTTTAAAAAATTTACGTGATCCTATAAGCACACATGGAGATTCTTGGGAAGAAGCAAGGAAAGAAATGCTAAAACAGCTAGGATTTGAAACATCAAAATGGACTACGAATCGGATAGATGCATTCTTAATCAAGGCTGTTCATGAAAAATTTGGCACATTGAACATTGAGACTGATATTATGCTTATGGCTTTGGGATTAATGGATGGCTATGATCATAATTGTCATGTTACCAAGAAGATTGCAGATCGTAGAGCAAAATATTTAAGAGAAACTGATTATTTAAGTAATGAGAGTATTCCGTATGACGATGCTAATAAAAACATTAAGTCGACCTACCAAGAGCGGCTTAGAAAAAGCGAGGAAGATCCAAGATTTTTACTTTTGGCTAAATCCATACTAAGTCATAAGAATAATATGGAAGAATATATTACCGAAACGAATGACTATATAGCTAAAATAGAAAAAGATGAGATTGCTATCTTGCCTACCCCAAGTTACGTGGTAAGAAAAACTTATCAAAACTCAAAACATCGGATACATTTATTTAAAAATATAACACGCAATAATATCAACCCTAATACAGCCAAGAATGTTGAACGACCTGTTATTAAAATTACCATTGTCACATTAGTAGAAGTGTTTTTAGTTGTACTTCTAATTTGGTGCATGAATACAAGGAACGAATTTAATCACATATACGAAAATGGTCATAAATATAACGAATATCTAGAAAATGATGGAAGCATTTGGACTGAAGCTGATCCATCCATACTAAGTTCCGTAAAATAGATGTGTTATTAAACGATGAAATAAAAGAACACAATCAATATAATAAACTTATTGAACCGTTTTCTAGTCATACGACATTCGAAATAGTTTAGCTATGGTGAACAGCTAAATTTAGTGGCATTATTCTTAAAATTGTTTATATTTTGAGGAGGCTTATATTAATGAAGAAGTATATTAAAATCAAATACATTTTATTTACAATAGCTATTATAGCAATCCTAAGCTATGGAAGGTTTTCATTAACTGCGTGGGCTTGGGGCGATAATGGCGGTGGCCGTCCAAGCTATACCAAAGAAGAAATCAATAAGGGTGCAATTGGTGCTACTGAGATTTCCGATGGAGAAAATTACAAAGAAAGTGACAACTATCCAGGCATAATTGTATTCAACAGTATCTCCGATAGTGCAATTGGTAATGAGAAGAACTTTGTCGGCACTCGTGAGTGTACCATCCAGGCTAATGGTCGCTGTAATGCAGCCACTAAGGAAACCATTTGGAATGCCAATGAGATTACCGTTAAAGATGGTCAGACTTACATCATCCGTGCCTACATACACAACAATAATCCCAATGGCGAAGATGCCGTAGCGGAGAATACCATGGTATCATTTATTGTCCCCACAGATTCTGCAAAAGAAATTGAAGTAAACGGCATCATTAGTTCTAGCAATGCTACTCCAAGTAAATATTGGGACGATGTAGTTTTTAAGAGTGAGCGGCTTTTTCATTTAGAGTATGTCTACGGATCTGCCCTGTTTACCAATAATGGTATTGGCAAAGGCGGTCTATCCATTGGTGACGAGGTAGTTACCAATGCCGCTAACGGTGGTATGCTTATTGGTTATGATAAGCTTGATGGTCGTATCCCAGGCTGCTATCAATATGACAGCTTTGTGACCATTCAGGTTAAAGCGGTCTTTGATGATTTTATGGCAAAAACGCAAGTTCGACATGCTGGCGACAAGGAATGGCAGGATACTATTACTGCCAATGTTGGTGACAAGGTAGAATTCCAAATTGAATATCAAAATATCAGTGACGAGTGGCAAAACAATGTAGTCATTCGGAATATCCTACCACCAAATTTGTCTTATATTTCTGGCTCTACCAAAATCAAGAATTCCAGCCACCCAAACGGTGCTACTGTAAATGAAGATCATATCATTGATGATGGTATTCAAGTTGGTGATTACGGTCCAGACGCAAATGTCTACGTAATCTTCACCGCTGAAGTGGTTGATGATAGTTTAGCTAATGGTCAGAACACACTGATCAACTGGGGCCGTGCTTCGGTTAATGGTGAAAAGCTTTTAAAAGATGATGCTAAAGTAATTGTACAAAAACGTCCCAAAGACTTTATAACTAAAATTATTTTGTTGTCCGCAGGAATCCTAATTTGTCTATTCTGTCTTATGCTACTAATTTACAAAATAATAAAGTTCAACAGAAGAAAATAAACCCGTAGTATGATTTGTTCCTAAAAAGAGGCACTTTAATTAAGTGTCTTTTTTTGTTTGCCATAAAACACTACTGTCAAAAAAATTTCATAAAAATGATATAGAATTTTTAAGTTTTGTTACTCACCATTCCCAAAACGGTCATTGGTTAAGTATAGAGGAAAATTTACACCAAATATTTTTGGCACAGAAACAGATTCTTCTATAAAAATTAATCAAAGGAGGTTTTGCTTATGAGTAAAGCAAACAGCAACACATCAACCAACCAGCAGGTCTTTAGAGGAGAGGTCATTGAGACTTTTCCAAGGCGCACCATTGAGCCGATGATGTCATCGCGCACTGGGAGCATGATGGTCAAGAATGCCATGCTGCAGATCGGGAGCGACAAATGCCTTGCTCTGACTACACAGTCAGCAATGCAGAACTGTGGCATGCTGGCAGCTATGGCAGATCATCTAGGCAGTGTTTCACCAAGGGGCAATGACCACTATCAGGCTTTGCTGGATGCCTATGCGCAGAAAGCCATAGAGATGATCGGGGGGAGGTGAACTTATGACAGAGACTATTATTCTGGTGGCACTAGGCATTTTCCTACTGCTGGCCACTATCCTACTGTCTTACTATAACGGCTACGCACAAATGCAGGAAGAAAACCGGGAGCTAGAGAAAGTGCTGGAAGACCAGTTTATCCTACAGGCTGAGAGCTTTGATACTTATCTTTCCATGCTCAACGAAGCTTGCCGTGAAGGCAATCTCTGGAACGAACATAACAGCAAGAAAAGATAACAACTGTGCCCTTGTCAACATATTATTGACATTTTTACAATGTCGTTTTCTTTGTGGGCTTATTAGCAGTTTGACCTCTGTCAAAGTTTGTCGCATCGCCTTGATATTATAAGGTTTTTATGGTTTTGTTTGGCAAGGTTTTGAGCTTAAATACCGTCAAAACCTTGCCATAACAGAAAGGAGTTTACATGGAAAGAATTATTACCAGCGCAGAAGACAAAAACCACTCTATCAAGAAATATAAGACAGTCATGGCTGACCCGCCTTGGGACATAAATCAAAGGGGAAAATACAACAGACGCAGTGCAGAAAGCCATTATGAGCTGATGTCACTTGATCGCATCAAAGCTATGCCAGTAGTTAATTTATGTGAAGAGAATGCACACCTATATCTATGGGTACCAAATGGCCTATTACAAGAAGGACTGGATGTCATTAAGGCTTGGGGATTTACTTTCCGCAGTCCGATTTATTGGATCAAACCGCGTCTTTCATTAGGAAACTATGTTCGCAATGCCAGTGAGACACTTCTCTTTGCCACCCGCGGGAAAGCTCCTGTCAAATTCCATGCCCAACCCAACTGGCTGTTCGCTCCGCAACAGGAACACAGCCATAAGCCAGAAGAGCAGTTTGCTATTATCGAACGTTTGTCGGATGGTCCGTATCTTGAGCTCTTCGCACGGAGAAAACAGCCAGGTTGGGACTGCTGGGGGAATGAAGTACCTTCGGACATTATTATGCCTGGTGGAGATTACCCCGTACCAAACTACAGTTCTAAAGCACTAAAAAAGGAGGTGTGATGTTTGGAGCCAAAAGGATTATTAAACCGCCTGCTGGAATGTGCTTTTATCTTCCTGCTCAGTATTCTCTTAATCCGCGCAGGCATCAACATTCTGATAGAAATCTGGCCGGTACTGCTGATTATTGCCGCCATATTGCTTGCTATCATTATCGGCTGGCGCATCTGGAAGTTCATCCGCAGCGGCATGGGAAAATGGTAGCAGAAAGGAGTGGGTTATGAGAAAACACAAAATAGAAAACATCTGCTGGAGGGAGGTCTACTTACACAGACCTTATGAACTGGAAACTGTCTGGGAAGTTCTTTCCCATCTCGCCGCCCTCTCGCCCCGTGGCGCAGTCATCTTAGAAGTAAGAGGGAGAAAAGATACAGTCAGTTATCTTTTGGGAGCTGACCAGCAATACATTCACAGTATTGAGGCAGTCTTTAAGGCGCATGGGGAAATCCAGTTTAGCAACATCCGTGTAAATGACCGCTCCTTAGTTGATACCGCAAGACAGCTCAAAATCAGTCATCCATCACTATCGCTTCGGACGGACATGACCAAAGCGGTGGTACGGGCAGGGCTGGCAGCATTGGCAGAAAGTAAGGGGAATACAGAAACAGTATTACAGGTAATTCTGGGACGGGCTTATGCCCCATCCCCAGTTCCGAACAACCTGTCTGACCCCCATGCCTCGTGGCTCAGTGTCATACTTGGAGATGTGGAAAAAGCCTCAGCAGAGAGCCGTAAAACCGTCAGAGAGAAAGCCGAACAGCAGGCTTTCCAGACTATAGTACGGATTGGATCTGCTGGAAGCGGAGCCGCTACGCACTGTCGAAGTATCATCAGTGCCCTTAAAGTCTTGGAATCCGCCGGGGTACGAATCAGTGAAGAAGTAGAAAACCCCATTCATCTCAACACTGCCCATATCCCCTGGCACTTCCCTTTACGATTATCAATTAAAGAACTGGCAAACTTCCTGCTACTTCCGACAGGCGAGGAAGAACTGCCCGGACTTCCGGGACTTCACCCTAAACTGACATTGCCGCCTGAATGGTACAGGACTACAACTAATTTACAGAATGACCGCAGTTTCGCCATCAGCATGGATGTCGCAGCACCCAAAAAGCTCAGTGTCTCTCCCCGTGATGGACTGGAACACGTACATTTGATCGGACCGACGGGCAGCGGTAAATCCACAGCGATGCAGCATCTGATTTTAGCGGATATCAGGGCTGGACGGAGTGTACTCGTCATTGATCCCAAAACAGATATGGTTAATGATATCTTGGCTAGAATTCCAGAAAAGCGGACAGATGAGGTGGTAGTACTCGACCCATCCGATCCTTGCCCGGCAGGCTTTAACCCTCTGGCATTCAGGGACTATGGAAATCCGGCTTTAATTGCCGATGCCGTTTTGGGTGTCCTGAAAGAAATATGGTCAGACTCATGGGGTGTAAGGATCCAGGATGTGCTCAGCGCTGCCTTGATAACACTGGCGGATATAGACGGCGCTACACTTCTCTGGCTGCCGCCTTTACTCACAGATGACGTTTTTCGCCAAAAAATCACCGGCCAGGTGAAAGACAAAGTTGCTCTTTGCCCATTCTGGGAGCAGTTTGATGCCCTTAGGGAGACTGAGCGCCGCCAGTGGATCGAACCTGTCCTAAACAAGCTGCGCCAGCTCTTATTCCGCAAAGGGCTGCGCAGTGTCCTCGGACAGGCAAAACCAAAGTTCAATCTGACAGACCTGTTCCATAAACGCAGAATTGTACTCGTACCCTTGAACAAAAGTCTGATAGGGAGTGAATCAGCCCGGCTCATCGGCAGCCTCATTGTCGGCTTAACCTGGACACTGGCACTTTCGCGGCCAAACGTGCCGCCGGAGCGCAGGCACATTGTTGGAGTATATATAGATGAGCTGCAGAATTACCTCAGCCTTCCTACAGACTTGTCGGACGCATTAGCCCAGGCCAGAGGACTCGGCATGGCACTGACACTGGCTCATCAGTACCGCGACCAGCTGCCTACAGAAATACGGGCAGGAATTGATGCGAATGCCAGGAACAAAATTGTGTTCGGATTAAATGCTAAGGATGCAAAAGATTTTGCGGCGATGGCACCAGAACTGACACCAGAAGATTTTATGAGCTTACCACGTTATGAGATTTATACTTCATTCCAGTCCGGCGGACGTAATACCGGCTGGGTGAGGGGACGCACTCTGCCGCCCATTCCTGCCATCAGGGAGGCGGCCGAGCTTAAAGCCCTGAGCCAGTCAGCTTATGGCATACCCGCCAGCCAGGTTGAGGAAGAATACCTCAAAATGTTTGCCGATGGATGTATTCCCGAAGAGGAATGGGAGGGCGCGGCTATTGGAAGGAGGAAGCGCTTATGACTAACCGTATGACCAGCCAGGACAGTAAAACAGAGCCCAGAAAGCCCCAGCTTACGGACTTTTGCCGATATAAGGTATGCGATTCATATTGTAATCCCCCTTCTGTTGCTGATATTCCCGATGGTGGGAGACACCGGCTTTCCCGTCGGCAGCTTGAGGAACTGGACGCATGCCTGAAAGCCCAAGATAAGGAGGCGCTTCTTGCTATCCAGCGGCATCGCTACCTGATGACAGGGCAGGTGCAGAGACTGGTGTTCATGGAGGCTGTTACTTCTACCGCCGCCCTGAGAGCTGCCAGCCGCTGCCTCAAAAAGCTAAAGGAATTAGGACTGATTGACACTTTATCCCGGCGGATTGGCGGAGTGAGGGCTGGGTCGAGTTCGCTTATCTGGTATCTTTCCCATGCCGGAGAACGACTGCTGCGGCTACATGACCAGAAAGAGGCGGCAAACAGACGCTTCTTTGAGCCTTCCCCCTATTTTCTGGCACACACCCTTGCAGTTGCCGAAGTTTCCATACAGCTTACGGAACTATGCCGTAAACATCAGATGGAGCTGACTGAGTTACAACAGGAGCCGGAATGCTGGCGGTCTTACAGTGACCGCGGGATCTGTCTTTCCCTTAAACCTGATCTTTATGCTATTACAGTATCCGGTGAATATGAAGACCGTTGGTTTCTGGAAATTGACCTTGATACAGAATCGCCCACCAAAGTGATAGAAAAATGCAGAAGATACCACCAGTATTACCGCAGTGGTCTGGAACAGAAAGAATCAGGTGTCTTTCCCTTAACTGTCTGGATTGTGCCGGACATAGACAGAAAGCAGCATCTGCTGGAACATATCCGCGCAGCTTTTGATAAACAGCCACGACTGTTTGCGGTAATCACTGCTGATGAACTGGAAGAACTTATCTGTCAGGGAGGCGAAGGAGACATGCTGTGCTAGACCACCTGGCTGTATCCAAACCTCTGGCGCAGCTAAACAGGCAGACAGAACCCAGAACAGGAGAACCGTTTTGCTTGATGCAATTTTTAGTAATTAATCTAATCCAAAGAAGACAACTATGCGAACAACTACTAACCAGGCTATTTCATTGCTGGGCAGCATAGCCATGCTAAACGAAAGAATTATTGCTTTTATAAATGAATGCTATCCCCGCGAAGAATACTGTCGTATGAAAAACATAGATGCGCTGATTATAGAAAAAGTGTCTGGAATACTGCTGCAGGCTGATGTAGATATCACACTTGACTGTAACAGTCTGACCACGTTTCTACGGGAAGCTTTCTATGAAGCATTAAAAAATGGGGACTATAAAACAGCCAAAGAGGCAGACGAACTTTGCAAGAATCTGCTTAAGCTGGAGCTAGAAATAAAGGACAGAAAATAGGCGGAAAGCAAAACAACTTCTGTCAGGTAATCCGGTCTTTACCCGTTTAGCTGCGCCCAGGGCTTGGGTACATGCTACTTGGTGACAGGATTGAGAAAATCCATATGATTTATATTTTAATTTATTTCGCAGTGGTAATGAGAAAGGAGAATCAATATGACACCAGAGATAAAGAAACAGGCAGTCCTGATGCTGTACCAGCAGGGACAACCATATGCAGAAATTGCGGAATCGCTGCTGATGTCTAAAAATACAGTTAAATCAATCTGCCGCCGCAGTGGCCTTAAACCACTTCCTATGAAGGATACGGATGTTGCTGTGTGCAAAAACTGCGGGAAACCGCTTGTCCAGACTTCCGGTGGCAGAAAAAGAATTTTCTGTTGCGACCAGTGCCGCTATGCGTGGTGGAATCACAGCCGGCATAAACAGCCTTATATCCTGACCTGCCGCCAGTGCGGAGAAAAATTTATCAGTTTTGGAAATAAAAATCGCCGATACTGCGGACGGGACTGCTACAATCTCAGCCGTTACGGGGAGGGATTACCGTAACATTAAGGCACTAGCTTGTAGCCGGTTCCTTATAACAGCGGTGTATGCGCGGCAATATTACTCATTTTTTATAGCTATATACCGCAAAATACAATGCCTGCTGTCTTATCTGGACAAACTGGCAGAATAAATGAGTTTGAGAGGAGGTATCAGGATTATAAGCTAAAAAGTAACCAATTAACAGTTTTGGCAGCTACGGTGCGCTCAGTTCATGAGGTGCATCGCAGGATGCCCTCTTAGCGACTGACACCAGGCTGCAAAAAAGGAGGGCAGAGCCAAATGTTTACTAAGAGTTTCGGGATCGAAATCGAATTTACGGGCATCACCCGTCAGAAAGCGGCAGAAACCGCCGCAGGCTATCTCGGATGCAGTGCCAGCTTTACGGGCGGATATTATGAAGTCTACGAAGTCCAGGCTGAAGACGGGAGAATCTGGAAGTTCATGTATGATGGAAGTCTCAAATGCCAGCGCAAAGAGAACGGACAGATTATCGCCGCCAACAACAAATACAGTGTGGAGTTAGTCAGCCCCATCCTGCTTTACCGCGAGGACATTGACACCTTGCAGGGACTGGCCAGAAGGCTGAGGAAGGCCGGAGGATTTTGCAATAACTCCTGCGGCATCCATATCCATCTGGACGGAAACGAGCACACGACCAGAAGCATCCGCAACTTCATCAATATCATCGCCAGCCGCAATGACCTGTTCTATAAGGCCTTGCAGATTGCGCCGGAAAGAATGAGGTACTGCAAAAAGATGGATGCCTATCTGGTAGAGAGGATTAACAAGGTAAAACCGGTATCCCTCAAGCAGATTGAGAATATCTGGTATGAGGGCTATCCCCGTAACCGGAACACGCATTATCATGACAGCCGTTATCACTTTCTGAACCTGCACAGTTTCTTCCATGGAAATCATACTGTAGAACTCAGGGGGTTTAACGGCACACTGCATGCCGGAAAAATCAGGGCCTATGTTGTCCTTGCCCTGGCGCTTAATCATCAGGCACTGACACAGAAAAGTGCCAGATACCATAAGGTGCAGGAAGAAAATGAACGTTTTGCCATGCGCACCTACTTAAACCGCATCGGCTTTATCGGTGATGAGTTTAAGAGCTGCCGGGAACATCTGTACAAGCACCTTGATGGCAATGCTGCCTGGCGGTATGGTTCACGTGAGAACGTCAGAAGTCATATTGGCACACATCATGTAGAAAGTGGAAGAAACAGCAATGAAGAATAATCCAGTTAAAACCAGTAACCCGAATCATCATATGGAAAGATTTTATATCGCCTATGGTTCCAATTTAAACCTCACGCAGATGGAGCATCGCTGCCCCACCGCAGAGGTGGCCGGACAGACGATCCTGAAGAACTGGCGGCTGATGTTCCGTGGAACTAACGGTTCTGCGGTTGCTACCATTGAACGCAGCCCCGGATATCATGTACCGGTTCTGGTCTGGAAACTCCGCCCACAGGATGAGCAGGCTCTTGACCGCTATGAGGGCTGGCCATATCTTTACCGCAAAGAGATTCTAAGAATCATCTTGAATGACAGACAGATTTCTGCAATGGCCTACATCATGAATGAAGAAAATCATCCTTACGGCATCCCATCCACGGGATACCTTGAGACGATTATGGCAGGCTACAAAAGTGCCGGATTTGATGAAAACATTTTACATCAGGCGGCAAATGAATCCATGAAGGGAGTGTGATTACTATGACCGAAATCGTTAAACAGCAGATTTTAGCCATCCGGGCAACAGCCGAAGCCAATATGTTTGATGCCTATGCTGTCCAATATATTGCCAACCGTGAAGGCTTTTATGAACTGGTAGTGTTTATTCAGGCTAACCGTGAAGAATACATAGATTTTATTCTCAGGGGTGGCCGCAGTTAGTCCGCAGATTTTTTACATGATTCTGATCATCAGACTTGCTTTTTTACATAGTCTGAGTGATAGATAGTGTAAGCCAGAAAGAAAGGAGTAAATGCTATGAGCATTCAATATAGCTACAACCGGACAGGCACAGAACGCAGGGCACTGGTGCAGGCAGTCAGCAATATATTAGGTGAGGCTCCTGTTTACCTGAAAGCCCCGACTTTTACCTATGACATCGGCTACTGTAGTGTCGATAAAAATGGTGTCCTGTCCTTCCAGGAAAATACAGAACCTGAGAAAATTGAGCAGCTGCTTAACTGCCTCAAGGGACAGGGTTATGAGCCTGCAAGTGATGAGACAGATGCTAATACCCTCACGGTTGAGATACCAAAGAATGGACTGACCGATGAGAAGATTTTGAACCTCAAAAGGATTATTGCCAGCAAAAGTACTGTACTAAAGAAAGCGCTTCAGACCGACACCCTTAAAATCATTGACACTGGCGCTTCACTTAAATTCCCCTGGTTTACCCTGCATGGGCTGGAAGGTGAAGTAAAAGCTTACTGTCAGTTAGCTACCGCCCTCTGTCAAATGGCGCGGATACAGAAACGTGTCACAGCAAAAGAAAAAGATACCCAGAATGATAAGTTCACCCTGCGTCTTTTCTTAATCCGTCTGGGGTTTATCGGCGATGAATATAAAATGGCCAGAAAGATACTGCTTGGCAATCTGACGGGAAACAGCAGCTGGAAATCAGGACACCGACCAGAACAGACCGAGACGGACACAGGAATGATTACATTTAAAGTTACTGTCATTGATACACCCAACTCAGAAAACCCAAAAGGTGATCCTTATGGGAAATAACAGCTTTTCCAGCAGAAAAACAGTGGAACGGATACGGGAACAGTATCCTGAAGGCTGTCGGGTGGAACTGATAAATATGGATGACCCATACAGCAGATTGTCTCCCGGCGAACAAGGTACAGTCAATTTGGCAGATGATACCGGCACTGTATTTGTAGACTGGGACTGCGGCTCCCACCTCGGTGTTGTTTATGGCATCGACCGTATAAGAAAACTGTAGAACCTTACTTATGAGGGGATTCTTTAGAATCCCCTCCAACTTTAGGGTGGCGAAAACCCAAAACGAAATGGAGGCAGTATTATGAAAAAAATTACGAAACTAAATCAGACCGCACCTGCACCTGTAAAGCGCAAGAAAGTTGCAGCTTATGCCCGTGTATCTTCGGGAAAAGATGCCCAGCTCCATTCACTGTCTGTTCAGATCAGTTATTACAATAATTATATTGGTAATCGGGGGGACTGGGAGCTTGCCGGAATCTATGCTGATGAAGCCCTGACTGGCACCAAAGAAGGCAGACCAGAGTTCCAACGGCTGCTTACAGACTGTAGAAATGGAAAAATTGACATGGTGGTTACAAAATCCGTCACCAGACTGGCGCGAAATACCCTGACACTGCTGGAAACTGCACGTGAATTAAAATCTTTGGGGATAGATATTTATTTCGAGAAAGAAAATATCCACACCATGAGCATGGACGGCGAACTGATGCTGACGCTCTTGGCATCCTTTGCGCAGGAAGAGAGCCGGTCAGCCTCAGAAAACTGTAAATGGCGCATCCGTAAAATGTTCGAGCAGGGACATCCTGTAAATGGGAATATGCTGGGATATCGTTTAAAGGATGGCCTGATTTATGTCGTACCGGAAGAAGCCCAGATTGTTCAGATGATATTTACGGATTTTCTCTCCGGAATGGGCAGGGGAGCCATCGCCAAAAAACTCACCAATATGGGGATACCAGCTAAGTCCAGTAAATTCTGGAGCATAAGCACCATATACGGGATCTTGCGCAATGAGCGGTATGTCGGCGATTTATTGTTACAGAAAACCTATCAGTCAGACCATATCAGTAAGAAAAAAGTCATAAACCACGGCGAACTTCCAATGTATCTGGTTAAGGATAATCACGAAGCGATCATTGACCGGGAAACGTTCAGACAGGTTCAACTGGAGTTAAAACATCGCGAAGAAACCTATTACTGGAAACATGGGTCATCCGATCCACATTTGTTTACAGGAATGCTATACTGCGGAATTTGTGGACGGACATACCGGAGAAAAACAGCCAATAACAACAGTAAATATGCCAAGCCGGTCTGGATTTGTGAAACCTATAACACTCATGGAAAAAGTAAATGCCCCTCACAGCAGATTCCAGAAAATATTCTCATTAGCATAACCTTAGCAGTTTTGAACGTAACAGAATTAGACCGTGAGATGCTGCTTCAGCATATTAAAGAAATACAGGTGCCAGCACACAACCAGCTAATTTACGTATTGACTGACGGCCGTATCATAGAGGTACCGTGGCATCACCCTTCCAGAAAAGAAAGCTGGACTGAGAGTATGAAACAGGCCGCACGCGACCGCCAATTACAATTTAGAGAAAGGATGAAGAAAAATGGCAGAAACAGTTAGAACGGTACAGAAAATCGAAAGCCGGGTCAGCCTGACGTCAAGTGCCCCAGACATAGAACAGCCCAGAAAACGGGTAGCCGCCTATGCCCGTGTTTCTACCGATTCCGCGGAACAGCTCTCAAGCTACGAAGCGCAGGTGGAATTTTACACCCGCTACATCAAAGGTAATCCTGGCTGGGAGTTTGTTGATGTATACACCGATGAAGGTATTTCCGGTACCAACATCAGAAAACGGGAAGGGTTTAACCGGATGGTTAATGACGCATTAAGCGGCAAAATCGACCTGATTTTAACAAAATCCATCAGCCGCTTCGCTCGCAATACGGTCGATACCCTCACGACCGTCCGTACCCTGAAAGATCATAAAGTAGAGGTGTATTTTGAGAAAGAAAACATTTATACCCTTGGTACCAAAGGCGAAGTGATGCTGACCATCATGGGGAGTCTGGCACAGGAAGAAAGCCGTTCCATCAGCGAAAACGTGACATGGGGCAAGCGGCGGTCAATGGAGGAAGGCAAATTTTCGCTTGCCTATAAACATTTTCTAGGCTATGAGAAAGGCGAGGACGGACTGCCTAGGATTGTGGAGCATGAGGCTGAAATTATCCGTGAAATCTACCAGCTTTTTCTTGGCGGTTCGACAGTACGGTCAATTGCCGATCATCTTACTGCGAAGGGCATACCTACACCAGCCGGGAAGAAAAAATGGAGTGTTTCTACTATTATGAGCATTCTCCAAAATGAGAAATATAAAGGTGATGCTCTACTCCAGAAAACTTATACAGCAGACTTTTTAACCAAGAAGGTTAAAAAGAACTGTGGCGAGGTTCCGCAGTATTATATTGAAAACTCGCACCCGGCCATTATTGATGCTGAAACTTTTGACTTGGTGCAGAAAGAGATTGAACGACGAAGACCACACCGCCATCAGCTGCACCGCAGCAGCCCGCTCAATGCAAAGATTATCTGCGGTGAATGTGGCGGATTCTATGGCAGAAAAGTCTGGCACAGTAACAGTAAATACCGTAAATCTATCTGGCAGTGCAACTGTAAATATGATAATGAGTCTCATTGTAGTACTCCAAACTTAAATGAAGATGAGATTAAAAATGCTTTTGTAACAGCCTTTAACCAGTTGTTAGATGACAAAGCCAGCCATATCGCCAGACTAAAAGAAATACAGACAGAGCTAAGTGACACCAGTCTCCTGGAAGAACAGCTTCATGCGGCGACGTCTGAACACGCCCGGCTTCTGGCAAACCTTCGTCAATACATGGAGGAAAATACAAGGCAGATACAGGACCAGACTGAATACAACCGTAAGTTTAACGAAATGGATGCGGCCTGTCAGGAACAGGAGGAAAAAATAGCCAGTATCAGGAAGCAGCTCCTTGACCAACAGACACGGAAGGAACAGGTCGCACGTTCTATGAGTTTCCTAGTGGAACAAACTGACTATATAGCTGAATTTGATGCTGACCTTTGGAATGCCATGATAGAAAATGTTACGGTATCGTTGGATAAAACATTGAGCTTCAGGTTTTATGACGGAGCAGTTATAACCATAGATTTATCCGCAGAAACACCAAAATCCACAAAATAAAACTAAGCACCTTAGAAGACAAAATTGTCTTAATATTAGCCCACAGAGAAATCTGTGGGCTTTATGCATGGTAGAGACAGCGGTATTTTACTAAAAATTATTCTCTCCTTCCAATTCATTGTATTTTATAATTATACCGTACATACCCTATAAATTATCTCTCGAAGAGTATTGTGTTTCCAGCATAAGTTTTATCTTTGATTGGTATATCGCCTTTGACCATTATGCTAATAGTTTTGTTTTCATAATAATCATAATCCAATATATATGGGTAATCTGTCATATATTCACGTCCTAAATAATCTGTTTCCAAAAGCACATATTGCTTTGCGTCTTTATGGTAAAAATACAAAAATGTATCTGGGTCGACTTTCATTGAGCCGTCAAAGACAAAATCACTACAACCATATGCCTTCATAATTCTTTCCAATTGGTCTTTTGAACGTTCCATACGCACATTATACTATAAAAGCCAGCAAATTGTTGCTGGCTTTAGATATTATATTCTATGAGTATCACCTTGTTTTTTTATATCTGCATCTTCGTCTATTAAAAAATCATCCCGCCGTCCATTCTCATCGCGATGCTCTTGCCATACATCTCGATAATAGTGTACATTATTATCGGGGTCAAGAACGATGTGCCCATGGCCGATGTCGTCGCCTATATTTCCTGAATTGACAAAAAATACATCCCGCCACCCCTCAGGTTTTCCGGGTTTTTGACGCACCTTAGCTGGTTTGCCATCGAAATAATCTGTCCCAATAGCAAGACGACTCTCCACATAATTCTCCCCACCATGCTCCTCAAATGCTCCTCGAGCATAAGTTACATTTCCATTATTATCAATAGCTGTGTGACCATGTCCTAAACCATCGCCTCCACCAACCCCACCGTGATAGATTTGGGTAGTACCATCATTCTTTTGAACAATCTTAGCATCTTCTCGTTCGTAATAAGCAATCCCCGCTTTATCTAGAATTGTATCGCGTTCACGTTGATTATCTGATTTAATCAGCGCGAGTCTATTTTGGAAGGCTTTCTGGCATCGCATATGTTCTTCTTGGAGCGCATCAAATATGCACTTCAATCTATCTCTTTCCGCTTTCTGGTTCTTAAATTCTGTTTGAGCGGATTCATGAATTTCTTTTAACCGCTCAAATTCTGCTTTGGCAGATTCAAAACTAGAAGAATCTACTTTTGGTGCACGCATCTCGGCAGATACCTTGGCGGATTTTACTTCATTGGCAAGCCTGCTAATTTCTGCATTAAGTTCATCTCGACGTTCCTTATGTTCGTGTCCTTCTTGAGACAATATTGGAGCCTCCGATTTGTTGCCATATGTATAAGCATCACTAGCTCGGTCAAAACAATCTTGCATGGCACGATGCTCGTAATCAGCATCATACTTCAGCGATTCAATCTGCGAATTATTATAATCTCGAATACGCGCATACTCTCCCCAAACGGAATCGTGATGTTCAAAGGACTCCTTGCGTTGTTCAAAAGCCTCATTCATTTTCTCTCGTGCACGAACACGTTCGTCCCATGCTCTCTGCATAACATCATGGGCAATGTCTGTGCTTTCTTTGGCACATTTGTAATTCTGATATGCTTCCTGTTTGCGCTGAAATGCTGCATCTTGCTCAGCTTTCAGCCTGTCTAATTCGTAGCTTCTTGACAT